TTGACCATCGCCATCCCACCGATGGTCCGAAGTGCAGACGACGACCCCTGCGGTATGCGGCCTGACTGGATATCGCCGACCAGCGTCAGCTTCTCCTCCATGCCAGACAAAATCGAAATCATGTTGATACCGAACGACTGAGCCTGATTGTTCATCGGCGGGAAGAACACATCGTCTCTGGGGTTGGGCAGCGGGTAACCCTCGCCGGGGGCCATACGGATAGCTTCCGGCCTCATTCCCCCAGACGCTCGGTAAAAGAAAAACGGCACGTTGGATATAACGCCAGCATCTGCCGTGATGTCGAAGAAAGCCTTAATCGCGTCGTGGAGCCCCTCCATCTGCTCAAGCAAGCTAATCCCAGCGCGGCGACCGCGCACAGGGATGAACGATGCTTCGGAGAACGGTCGGCGCGGCGGGCTGCCGGGGTACATATCAGTGAGAAGGGCCGCCTTAAGCAATATGCCACCACCCTCTTTGATAACCCAGAACATGACATCCTCGTCGATGCCATCGCCGTCGATATCATAGGTATCGAAGCAAAGCAGCCGCGTCAGGGTCTTGTGGCTCTCGGCCCCCTTCACGCCCATACCACTTGCAGAGACACCAGCTAGATCATCCTTCTGCCTGGCTTCTCCGTCGTAGGTATCGTCGCGATGAAGATTTTCTAACGACTCAATATCTTCCTTAGAAATCAGGTCATAGAATTTGTCCTTCGCGAGACGCTTGATTTCATCGACCGTTGGGTAGTCAAGGATGATGACGTGCGATGAACCGCCAGGATTACTCGGCCCCGGTATCTGTAAATTCTCTACGCGCGGCGGATGGAGAACGGACTCGTAGTCCTTGAGAATCAATTTAGGCCCGTCAAAGACGACAGCCTCACGCTTAACCACCATTTCGACCATGCCGGTCGGTGTCGTGTAAAAAGACGCCCGCTCATCCTTGTTGTTTTTGTCGTTAGACCCGAGCCTGTATTCCCACTCAGAGGCCAGCCGAACGGCGGTAAAATCAGCCTTATCGCGAGACAGGATCGCGCGGAAATAATCCCCCGGCTCTGTCTCGTCTGGGATGGGGTCGTAAGTCCGAGTTTCGTTTACCTCGCGCGTCTCCCTGACCCACGGTGTGAACACCGTGAACACCCCATCATTGACGAAGGCGTCGATTAAGTTAGCAATGAATGTCTCGCCCTCTTGCTCCGCGAAAACCTGATGGTGGATAAGGTCGTTGACAACTTCTTCTTTCGACGCATCTTCTTTGTCATCAGCCTTCGCACCGACAACCGGCATCTGCGACATGACCGCGTTGTGCAGGGTATCTTGTACCCGCAAAGACTTCTCCATCATGTCAGGCAAGGCAATATCGGACGCCTCGTCGAAGGGCCATGTCTTGCCCTCCGTCCACATGCGGAATTTGGCGATGCGCTGTAGACGAAGCTCGCGGTCTATAGAAGCCTTGCCCATGTCATACTGGCAGAAATCCACGACACGCTGGGCGAGGCGTGCGCGACCATCCTTGGCCGTTTCACCCTCACGAATGGGAAGTTTGTTGGTCCTCCGCCGAACTCTTAAGTCGTCAGGCATGGCCTATCACCTTCTCCCGAAGATTAACGTCAACCCACTGCTGTCTCGTAAACAGCGAGATGAACGGCGCATTAAACATCGCAAGTGTTGTCTGTAGGCTCGCTCTCCGCTGTTCGTCCGTCATCGGCGCAGTACCAATAAGCAGTCTGTTGGCATCAATCGTCTCCCAGACCAACCCAGCAATGACCTCCTTATGCAGCGCAACTAGGTCAATGCCATCATCAAGCGCTTCTGTGCAGATCGTAGTTTGCATCAGCGAGCCATCAGTGCGCAAAAGCCAACAACGCTCGGCATTGTCGTGCGGGTCGCCGATGGTGACTGACCGCCCCGCCAGGAGGCTTTCTCTGTTGTGCGATGTCAGAACGTCGAAGACATACTCACCCGTCGCCTTACATTGGCCCGCTGCGTTATATGGCTGGCGTTCCAACATCTTTCCTTATGAGAGTTTTGTCATCGTGGGGACAGTTACCGGCTGGCACTTTGTCGTGCGTAAAGACGCCTTCATTTTTTGTTGGTACATCGTAGAGCCTATAGCGCGTTATGCCGCAGACCTTGCAAATCAAATCAGTGTCATGCTTCGGTTCAAACATCGGGCAACGCAAAATCAGGGTTGGCCTTGACAAAGGCAGAAATTTTTTTTGCCATGTCCTCGTTCCACTTCTTGGCGACTGCCGTATGCACCTTGTCACGATCTTCTGCGAACTTATCAGCAACGTCCGCGCACCCAGCACAGTATTGTCGAGCGACAACAATGCCACGCACGATTACATCGGGAGTCTCAAGTGGCGTGGCACAGCCGTCGCAAATAACTTTGAGCGCCATCAGTAGAACCCTCTCCTTTTGCCGGGCCGAGTTATGACAGAGCCGCCCTCATGGAGCATCCGAAACGATGGTTCGTAGTTCATAAGGTATTTGATGTTGGTTGGGAAGTCGTCATTCTTATCACGCGGCTTCTGCTTCTGGTCACGGTCCATCGTCTTCTTGAAGTCGTCCCACGCATACCTCTTTATCTGGGCAATCGTCGTGGTACACCGCGAGTGGATATGGAATCTCGGCGCGAGCGTCATTGGATCGGGCTTCAGATACTCATTAAAGCGTCCGCGCCCCACATCGCTGTCGCTGGCAAGCTCGAAAAACATGCCTACTTCGCGGAACTCATCCTGCCAAGTCGTCTCTCGATTGTGCGCAGAAGACGGCGAGCGGCCCATATTCGGGTCCATAAGAGAGAGCCTGACAGTAAGGCCGAGGCTATCTTCAAGGGCTTCAGTCTCAATTTTCACCTCCTCGACGCCACCGACAACAGAAAGCTCCGCAACCTGCCAAATGTCGTCCTGAGCATCGATTTGAAGATATGAAAGCATGTGCGGCTTACGAGGATGAGGGTCCAGAACGCAAGCCACAGGGAAATTAGGCTGGTGATCGAACTCCAAAACATGACAGAACGGGCCGATTGTCTCAGACGAGCAAGTGGGGCAGCACGCTTTGTCATCATTTGTTACCGGAGCTATGACCTCTAGGCATTTGAAACACCACCAGTCTGTCGTATCGGTGAAAAGCGGATGGATCAGGTTGGAGAACCTAATCGGGCGGCCTTGAAGGCGCACACCTTGCACCGTCGTTGACCAGCGCGCCGCCTTTCTGAGCGTCGATTCAAGGTTCAGGTGGACGTTATCGCGAGTGTCATATTCAAACCAATCCACATGGGGGTCTTTGCTGGGGCCGGGCACGCCTTTCTCGTAGACCTCATCAAATATCCAATCGACCGGAATCGCTGGGTCATCGGGCCACGTCATGGCGAGGGCCAGCCGACCGTCAACATCCAGCACACGAGCTTGATTCTCAACCCATATTGGGTGGGGCGGCGGCTCATCATGCAAAATATGGTGGAATGTGCCCGAAGCAAAGTCAGACGGGTCTTGGTCAAAGCTCATAAACTGGATCGTGGTTTCGCCCAGGACCACATCGTAGTTATAGGGGTCGCGGCACAGAACAGTCAGCGTGTGCAGCTTCTCGGACCACGACCTGTCCCATGACCCGTCAATCAGGCATGTCTTGGGAATCCACCCCCAATGCCCTTTTTCGCCGCCCGGCTGGTCGGTCCCCGTCCACTTCCACCATTTCAGCTTAGGCAGAATGGTTGGATGAAGAACTGTCTTCAAACTCTCGCATACGATGCGGATATTGATCGGCCCCCTGAACTTGCTCGCGCAAGAATCCCTGATGACATGAGGAAACACCCCTGTAGCCAGGGCCATAAAATCGACCAGCACGCTCTCTGTCTTAGATGACCGATTGCCGCCACCAACCCCGATTACGTCGGCTGCTGAGTTATGCATGAGCAGCGCCTTATCATGCGCTGGTTTATAGTAAAGAAGCTGATTTTCCTTGCGGTCAGCCTGGGCTATCTGAAGGATGCCGCCCAAGGTCGCGCGGAATGATTCGTTCGGCAGCGTAATAATGCTGTGAGCGTTCAAATCCGAAAGGTCAACTTGCTCCGTCACGCCCAATCATCCGCTTAGCCTGTTGCCGCATACGCCCTGGCGTCGCGTCAACCTGACCGTCATATTCGCCCACAGGCTGAGCCAGGACCGGCGCAGCCCCGGCCTCGACAGCCTCATAGTCGCCCTCGATGTCCATACCCCGCCTTTCCGCCTCCTTCAGCAGCAAGGGCAACACCTCGGCCATATGCATACGCTCGGCAGAGGATAATATTTGTGTCGGCTCACCCATGATGAGTTGCCGCTTTTCAAGGAAAATACCAGTAAGAACGGCTAAATCACGCGCTGACGCCTCGTCCAGTTTCTCTTTGGTGAGGGCATCCAAAGCCATCGCCAGCTTCCCCTCGATGGCAGAAAGGAAGTGCTTGGTCTTTAGATTACGAACGTGGGCAAGCAGCTTAGGATGATCGCGGCCCAGTCGCTTGACGATGGCCGACGCCGTAGAAGGATTTACGCCAGCTTCCTCAGCAATGGACTTGAACGTCCCCATCCACGGCTCGGTCGCCTCATCGAAAATGACCGCCACCGCGTCTGGGTCAGTGCGCTCCTTAGATTGGCTGTGGAGCTTAACTGTCTCGCGCTTGGACATCCTGTCCGGTCTTCAGCTTCAGCTTGTTCAGCTTGCTAAGGTCAATAGCCCCGGATTTCAACGCCTCGCCAAGCGGGACATATTTGGGCTTGGACTTAGGCTCGGGCTTGTTGTCTTTATCTGAGGGTTTCATCTTCATCCTCGATCAGTTGCCAGGGGTCGCCGGGCTTCTTGTCGATGGTGATGCGCTCGCCGCATTTGCTACAAGCCGCAATAACGTAACCATCGTCCGTCACTTTGACAAGCTCATCGAAAAGGTGCTTGTGGCTTGACATTCGGCTTCCCGTCCAAAAACACCTTCTCGGCAGCCTCCGTCTCCTTGCTGTCGGGCGGCGTACCGGACAGCAGCCGCATATAATGGTCGAGTGACATGGCGATACACACGGTTGTGCCGTGCTTCGTCACGTTGACCGG